TTAAATCACTTGTTGAACTTTGTATTACACAAGGATTAGTTTGTGTGGCACCTGTAATAGCTACACTTAAAAGAAATGTCCCATCCCCTTGATCTGTAAATATGTGACCACCTGGCATGGTAATCACTACAGAACCAGGAACAATAGTCTTATTTGGCTCATTTGCAGTTGAATCTGTTTCCCATGTGCCCCCTGCTGTGTAAGCAGTGTATGCTGTGGTATCAACTCCTATTGTGAATTTATTAGCAGCTGTCACTGTAATCTGATAAGTTTTTCCATTAACTTGAGTCATCCCACCTACTGCATTTATCGTAACGAATTGGTCGTTCTGCAATAAATGGTTAGCACCAGTAGTAACTTCACCAGGGTTAGCTTGAGTAATACCTGTAATTGTTCCACTTAGATTGATCTGAGTGAAAAGATTGAACTGAACACCAGAGGCAATCGTATTTCCTAACGATTGATCTTCAAGATTGCGCTGTAGTCTTCCAAGTAAAACGCATCCTTTCTTTCTCTTTATTCTTTCTCGCCATACATACGCATTTCTTAATTTCGGATAGGCATCATCAGGCAACAAGAATTCTTCTCGTTGCTGCACTAAACCAGTAGAGTTCCCAGTGATTTTTAAAGGTTGGTAGCCAGCCATTAGAACCCCTGTCCAATGCCCCACCCTGCGCCATTTCCATAGCCAGTATTGGTTGTGTTAAATAGAGTAATATTGGGTTGTCCAATCTCTTCAACAGCTTGTCTTTCTAGTACAAGAGCTTCCTGACGTTTGAATCCTTCTTCAAGGTTTGCTACACCTTCCATATCTTGGCGCTGTCTGAGGATTTCTCTAGCTGCACCATAAGCTATATATTGAGCCCATTGGTTTAGCACTGGATGACTTGAAGTGCTTAAAAATTGAACTGGTGTTTGATACGCTTCTACTTCAACTAGGTAGACATTATCTGGAACGGGTCGAATGGTGAATTCATTGTTCCAGAACAATAAATTATAAGGACGACCTACCTGATATTGAGCTGCCCAAACGTTTACATAAGTTCCAGCAGCAGGAGCTACTGGGAAAGTTACTGTGATCTGAGATGTCACATAATTGACTTGTCCGCAATATTGAGGTGTAAGAGGAGTGGGAGGATATTCCTGATATGATGAGGGTGGTGGAGCGGGTATAGAATTGGCATTTACTTGACCTCCAATAGGAGATAAATCAGGGATTGCAGGCTGCTGTACATTTAAAGCATCTAAATAGACATTATTACCCACAGCATTCTGCTGAACGAATATTAACTGTCCCTGAGTAGTGTTATTTCCAATTCCAAAAGAATTAACAACACCCCCACCGTCATCAATAATACGTATAGGATTGCCATTGATATCTATACCTCCAATTACCACTTGAGTACTTAAAATACCAAAGTTTGGTTGAGGAAACGGATTTACATTGTTACCGAACAACTGAAATGAAAATGTGGTAGTTACACCATCTCCACTAATGGGCTGATATTTAGTAGGTGTGCGAGGATAAAGATTGTATAGCTGGTCTCTATTCTTAAAGAAGTTACCTTGTATTCCCTCAAAGTAAATAGGTGCACGAAAACCCTGTAGATTGTTTACATCGACAGGGTATCGATCTACGTTAGGAATAGTAAGGAACTTATATACACTCCTCTGCTGATCTATCTTGATCGCATAAGGAAAGTCATTATTATAGAAGGTATTTACCTGTTCCTGAATATCCGCGCTAGGCAAAGCAGATTCACTAGCCGAAGCTGTTAAACGCCTCACCATCTTTTCAATGAAGGCGTAAGTTGAGTCTGCTTGTGCTACTGGGGATGCCATACATTCCTTACTTAGAATCCAACTGCCACGAATTTATGAAGCCATTCGCCTTCCTGATCTTTATCTATAGGCGCTCCCCCGTGAACATCATTTCCATCCACGCTAACAAGGCCTTCTCGTCTCTTCATTATTTTGTTTTTGTCGTTGACTTCTTTGACGAGACCAAGAGGTACCTCGTACACTTTCCCAGGAATGAAATGCCATATTTGAATGGGATCGCCAGCGTATTTACAATACGGTTTAGTAAGTCTTTCATGTCGCCCCCTTGAGTTCATATATTCTGCCTTGACAAACTTGGAATCTTCTTTCTTCTGCTTCTCGCACTCTTTCTTTTCCTCAGGCTTCATGTTTTTGAAATCATCAAAAGGAACGCTATTAGTAAGCGTATTGATGAGTCCGTGTAGCTCTCCACCTGCGGTGGACATAATTAATTGTTTTGTCATCTTAATTACCTATATTGTTAAGTGATTGAAACGGAACTAAGTCCGTTGAGTTGTCGTACTCCAAATTCTTAGACCCATAAGGTGCTAAGCTTGCAGGAGACTCAACAATCGTTACTGGAACTGTAAATGTGTCAAATAGAGTAGAATCCAAATTCAAGGTAAAAACGTTTCCTGTTAACCCCAAAATGGTTCCTATCAATCCATTTGCTTGGTACATGCCATAGGGTCGGGGAACGTAAAGTCTTACATTCATTCCTACCTTATAGGTATTAACCCTAGGATTTGGCGCCGTATTGACCAAGGTAGTTGTAACCACCATTGGCATCGACTTAGTGATATCTGTTATCACCAGTGAATTGGGTATGGTGTTTACCCCTGGTAAATACTGGTTTGCCATCCTTTTTCCTCATTAAAAGGGAAGGAACAAAATGTCCCTCCCTTATCTATCAATTAGCTAGGAACAGGCGCGTTAATCGTTCCTGTTTCCATCTTGTACGCTTGCCATACGATGATGTCATTCGCTTGACCAGCTGGGCTTTGAGCACCTGCGGGCATATACATATAAGGAATGAAATTACCTGTGTGGAAAGGCACATACTGGAAGTTATATCCAGTCTGGACGTTAGTAATTGGGTTGAACTGAGTGCTTTGACCAGCAGAGGACACAGTCGCAAACAATGTAGTTGTTGGCGATCCAGTACTTGCAGGAAAAGCAAAAGCTGTGAAATTTGTAGTATTCACGTTGATAGTGAATGTATAATCTGTCACGGCTGTAATAACTGGAGGCAAGTTCTGTGGTAAGTAGTAGTTGTTCAATTGAACCATGCCGAATGAGCCTGGTATAACGAATTCAACTTTCTGACCTACAACATATTGATGCTTCTCAGAAACAGATACAACACCTTGTGTAGCCTGAGTGATTCCAGTTACATAGAGGAATCTAGGTTCTACTGGCATTAACTTAGCAATACGTCTTGCGATTACTGCTGTGGCAGGAGCTGCAAAACCTGATGCGTTAAGCCCTAATAGGGTGAATCCAGAGCCTGAAACTGAAGATATAGTGAATGCCATACCTGCAATTTGAAGCATCCCAGTTGTTCCATATAACTGAACAACATCTCCTTCGGAGTATGTGTTTGTCATAGTAACTACTGCAGGGTTAGCGTTTGTAATCGCTGTTCCTGTTACTGCTGCCTCTGGTTGAGGTTGAGAAGCAACATAGGTGAACCCATTGGAAGCTGTAGCTGTTGAGAACTTAGTAATGTTGATGGCACTGGAACTGTTGGTCTTTGTCCAACGTAGGCCATCATTGTTAGCTGTTAATCCCCCACCATACCACTCAGCTCTCACGCAAACACCTGGGTTTGCAGTAGTAGCCATTTGGGTAAGGTTTGTGGAAACAAAGTAGTCAGCACCACTTGGCAATGGAATCGTTTGAGCCACTGCTGTCGAAGGCTGAGTAAAAGTACCTTGAGTAACGATAGTAAACGGCATAGTCTTAATCTCCTTATGATGGTTGGAATGTTGTTACGTTCAAACCAGAGATCCAGTTTTGGTTTGTAATCGCACGAGCGATAGCAAACTTCGCGTACAACTGGCTGTTCTGTGCAACAGAGGAAACAACCCAAGGAGGACGATATCCAATTACTGCGGTGTAGTTGTTCTGCTCGATTTTAGCGGCAGCTTCTAGACCGTACATTGGGATCGTGTAGACTGTATTACCTCTCATCGAGATTCCAGGTGTCTTTGCAGCTTTAGAGGAAACAAAGAAGCGGAATCTAGAGATAGAGCAGTATTCTTCTGGTCGAATACCTTCTTGTGTTGGATATGCATTTTTAAGTAGCACGCCTTGCACTTTTTGAAGATCAGCGCAAATGTTTGTATTCGCAAGCGCTATAAAAGCGTCTCGTACACCACCTGTCGCAAACTTCAGGGTCGCTTCTAAGTTAGTCAACATGGAGCGAGCATCGTTACCAAGTAAGATGTTCTCGATGTTGTTAACGTCATTCAAGCTGATGTTACTTGGCTGATCGCCGTTCAAACCACCTGTAGCGTTTATATAAGAAACTGAACTGGAGAAAAGGTCTCTCATCAAAAGATCTTCCTTCTCTCTTAACCACTGTCCTAAAAGTGCAGTGAATTTAGTAAGAGTCTTGGAGTTCTCCCAAAGAACGACTTGTTCGTTAGTAACAATTGACTTCGCGTAGATTTCCATTGTCGCATCAATATCTGTACGAACTGGAACTTCGGAAGCTGGGTCGATACCCGAACCGTCAAGCTGACCGCCCTCTGTTGATAAGCGTTCAAAACGAGACATACGAGTAGTTTTACCCACATAGCTTTCAGCATGATGTAAATCAACGCCGAAAGAGTGGATCAAGTTAAACATTGGTGTGGAAAGTAGGTCTTCAGAAGCCTGAACGGGAAGTTCAGGAGCCATGTTCTGAATTCCAGTAATTCCTGTCTGGAATGTCATAATCGCCTCTTATGTAAGTTAAAAATATTTCTTTTTTATCTTACGTTTAAGAGGCGTAGGCTCTGTGCTAGGTCGCCATCCTAACTTTTGTTGCTAGACTCAATCTATCAAGTAATTATTTTAATCTCAACAAAAAATCATGTCCTAAAAAACAAAAAAGCCTTAGAGGGTTTCCCCACTAAGGCCCAAAATATTTACTAAAAAGTAAAGTGGCTTATGTTTATCACGTAATTATTTTAATTGCAAATGTTCCTTGATTTCGCATATCTCTTTTGCCATCACAGAAAACGCTTTAGCTGCGTCAAAAGGATTTTCCATGTGGGCAGGTAGTGGTTGATCAGGGAACTGCTCTAAAAATTGCTTATTAGCAAATTCCTGGTGCTGCATAGATATTTTTGAATGCTCTTCAAATGTTTCTACTAGCTTCTTTATCGAATAATCTTGCTGCATAATCTCCTTTAAATTGATTGTAATTCACTAACTATTACTGGTTCTAAGTCGTGCCTATCTTCCCATCTTTCACCACGAAGCATTGGGTTATTTTGCTGCAACTTTCTTCTTGCCCTAGTAATTGATTCGGGATTACTTAGTCTTCTATCAACAAATTCAACAAAAAACCCTCTATTGTCTTCCATTTCATGTTGTTCTTTAAGCCAAACGGCTGCTAGAAGAAGTCTATCATCATCTCTTGACTCTGGAGTATTGATTAAAACCGACTCAACTTTATCGGCAATTTCTGATAAATTAAACGGTTGGCTCATGCTTAATTACACTCCCTTCATTATTCTTTGCATTCTTGCGTAGTTTTCTGCTCTTCTTTGCTCCACTTCTTGCCATGATTCTCTTGCTCTTTCACCTGTCGGGGATGGTCCAGTACTTGCAATAGATCTAGGCTTGTTGCTGTTTATTTCTGCTCGAACAGCTTCTTTTTTTGCAGTAGAGTGGTTGGGGATAAACTTCTTAACTGCATGATAGATATCCGACCATTTGTCATATCCCTCACCTAAGCGTTGAAGTGGTCTAGACACCTCGGGGTAATGGAAATCCAAGTAATCAAGGTTTTCTTGACTGCATACGTGACTAAAATCAGGAAAGTCTTTCTTTAGTCTATTGGGATATTCTCTTTGTTCGTATTCTACTTGCTCCCTTTTGTATTGTTCTTCTTTCTTAGAAAGAAGTTCATTTACTTTACGCTCTATCTTCTGTTCTTCTGATTCCTCTATTCCGTTTCCTTGATTAATTCCGTAATACTGTTGATATGCTTGAGGGCTGGGAGAAGATTTTGCTGAGAAAGCTGCTTCCATCGCTGCTTTAAGAGCTGCAACCTCTTGATCCTTTTCAGATGCTCTTCGCTCAGCTGCTTCTCTTTCTGCCCTATCTTTTTTTCTTGCTTCACGGAATGCCTTCCAATTAGGGTCTTCTTGTGTTTCATTTTCTTTAATTTCTTGTTTGTTTTTATCTAGATTTTCACCATTTTTTTGTGCTACATTTGTGTCAATATTGGGTTGTGACAAATTTTTGTCATTTCCCTTTTCAGCCTGTGTATCAGGTTGTTTAACTTCGGGATTTAATAACGTCATGGCGGATTCTCCTTATGAATGATAACAGTAATGTAAAAGAAAAAATTGAAAATGTAAAAGAATTTTTTGAAAAACCGCTTGAACAGCACCTTGAAGTTGATCTAGACATGGCTCAATTGAAGAAGGATCTTAAAGAGAAATTTGAAAATTACGAGAAGACAATTAAGTACATGCTGGCTGACGCGCCCATTCAGGTACTATGCCTTCCAACAGCAATTGAGAACATTTT